AGAATTGTTCAGACATATAGTCAGGATGGTGTTTCTGCCACCCGCACATTCAACATCAATGGTGTGGTTAATGTAGATAATCGTTTCCGCTTCTTGGAATTGACGTGTGAGGAGGGTGTTCCGACATGACAATAAGAACCAAGAAGATCAAGAAAAGCGCGACAGACGCGATTGTACGGAGCTACGAGAGCCAAGTTAAAAAGATCATTGCGTTTGCGGGGCAAGAGATCAGAAACATTGCTGTTCAGAGTATTCATCAGGCAAGTCCAGCGGGAAATACCTACGAAAAATATTCTCCGCGCAGAACCCACACTGCGGCTCGAACAGGAAACCCTCCGAATACTGATACGGGGTATTTAGCAAATAATATCCATATGGTTTTTACTGCTAATAGATTAGGGGTAGAGGTTGAGAGCCGCGCCCAATATTCTGCGTATTTAGAATTGGGATGGACAACCCCAACAGGGCAATTTGTGCAATTTCCATTTCTCGTGCCAGCCACGGAAGAAGTGCGCCCCAAGGTTCGAAAGCTTATGCGGACATTAAAAGCAAAGGGTGGAATTAAATAATGGCACTTCACTCTTGGGAACTTCAAAAGGCAATTTACGCTCATATGAATGGAAGCGTTACGGGTATCGGAGGGAGCGGAACCGAAAGTCTTGAATATGCGGTCACTGTTCAAAGCGGTGTTTTTTATATTGATGGAGCGCAAACCCCAACATTGACGCTCAAGCGCGGCTCTACTTACAAATTCAAGCAAGATGATGCCAGCAATGGTTCCCACCCCTTTTATTTTAGCACTACAAGTGATGGAACGCACGGGGGCGGCTCGCAATATACAAACGGCGTCACGCATTATGGAACGGCTGGTTCTGCGGGTTCTTATAGCTTGATCACGGTCGCAGCAAACGCGCCCGATACCCTATATTATTATTGTGCCAATCATAGCGGCATGGGAGGGCAGCTTACCATCACAGCGGCCCCGACAACTGTGAATGTTCCAGTTTATGATGACGTTCCAGAAGAAACAGTTTATCCGTACATAATTCTCGGTGAAGAAACAGCCGCGAATAATGGAAGCAAAACGCTAGATGGCGTGGAGCATACACTTACCATTCACGCATGGTCGCAGTATCGTGGGCGCAGGGAAATAAAAGAGATTATGCAATCAGTCTATTCTTTGCTCCATAACTCTGCTATAACGGTAAGTGGAGCCTCTTTGGTGAACTTGCGGCAAGAGTTCGCAACAACACTAACAGAGAACGATGGAATAACGCGGCATGGGATCATAAGATTTCGCGCCGTTGTGTTTGATAGCTAAGGAGTAAAAACATGGCGGCTCAAAAAGGTTCAGCCCTACTACTAAAAATCGGTGCAAGCGCGGCGGCAGCAGCGGCATCCGATACTTACACTACAATCGGAGGTTTGCGTTCAACCTCCATCAGTCTAAACCAAGAGACGGTGGACGTCACTACAAAAGACAGCGCAAATGCTAGAGAATTACTAGCGGATGCTGGCGTAGAAACCGTTGCGATTTCTGGTTCTGGTGTTTTCACTGATGCAACGTCAGAGCAAACTTTACAGACCTCTTTTGGCGGGGCAAATATCCCAAACTTTGAAATCGTTATTCCTGATCTTGGAACGTATCAAGGTAAATTCCAAATCACGACCTTGGAATATGCTGGGGAATATAATGGAGAAGTTACATATTCGATCACGCTGGAAAGCTCTGGCGCTGTAGCGTTCTCATAAAAGAGGTGTTTAATGGGCTGGCAAAATATCACTGTAAAGGTCGGTGAAGATACCTTTGCCGCCCATCGCAAAGAAAACACTTTTACAATTCCATGCGTTTCGGAAATAGCCGCTGGCGATATATTTTCCTGTGATGGAATAGATTACAAAGCCTCGTCCCTTATTGATTGGCTTAATCGGGGCGAGGTTTTTCATATTGAAGCCACGGAGGTCAAGAATGACAAACCCAAAACGCGGAGAACTGCAATTAAATCTGGGAAGCCAGAAGTTTCAGTGCAAAATCAATATGGACGTGATGATGCGGATTGAAACCAACATTGGTGGATCTCTTTTAAAATTAGCTAATAACATGCAATCCGCAGATATAAGCGCCTCTCAGATGGTCGCTGTATTAACGCCCGTTATTCGATCAAGCGGAAAAGACGTTAAAGACGCGGATGTTAAGAAAATCATTTGGGAAGCGGGTGTCGCAGATGGTTTGAAAGCTGTTGCAGAAGTTATTGCGTTTATTGTGAGTGGCGGTGAGGAAATGGCGGGAAACGAACAGGAGGCGGAAGCACAAGCCTAGATGATGACTTGCCTTGGAACGATTGGATGAAATTGGCCCTTGGCAAAATGCGGATGACACCAGATGAATTTTGGAATTGTTCTTTCGTTGAATTTATCGCGGCTTGTGACGGTTTTATTGAGTTTAATTCTGATGGCAAACCGCCGCCATTATCGAGGAATGAACTAGAGGAATTGATGGAGTTGCACCCAGACTAATGGCTACTACAGTTGATGAAATCCTAGTTCGAATTGAAGCGGATATGTCCGATCTTCGTCGTGAGATCAATAAGGCAACCCGTCACGCTGATCAAAGCGCAAACAAGATGGCTTCAAGCTTCAAGAAGGTCGGGGCCGCTATCGCAGCAATAGGCGGCGCGGCGGCTCTTATTGGCTTCACGAAGGGCGTGATTGCCACGGGTGTACAAGTTGACAATCTTCAAATCAAAATGCGGACCCTATTCGGATCGGCAGAAGATGGCGCCAAAGCTTTCGATATGCTTGATAAATTTGCAAGCAAGGTTCCATTTTCTCTAAGGGAAATCTCTGCTGGCGCTGGTCCATTAGCCGTTGTGGCTAACGATGTTGATGATATGAACCAGTTGTTACAGATCACTGGTAACATTTCGGCATTGACAGGAAGATCTTTCAACGAGATTGCAGGTCAAATCCAGAAAGCAATGTCGGCTGGTATCAATAGCGCAGAAATTCTACGGGATGATGGTATTAAAGCCATGCTCGGCTTCAAGGATGGTGTGGCTCATTCTGTTGCGGATACTGTGAAAGCTTTACAAGATGGATTTGGTATCGGCGGTGAGTTCGATGGCTTGATGGATGATATGGCTAAAACGGCTGGCGGCGCAATGTCGATGGTCGGTGATGCCTTTTTCCAACTTCAAAAAGCCATATTTAGCGCTGGCTTGGGCGAGGCTATTATTAAATTATCGGCATCGTTACGAAATCTTTTGATTGCCGCAACACCTATTCTTGCCGTGATGGGGCAAATTGCTAATGTATTTGCGACTGTTCTCGTTCCAGTTATCAATGCTCTGGCTTCAAGCTTAGAAATTCTGGCTCCGTTGCTTGCTTTGCTTGCTGTTAGATTTGTCGCCCTTAAGGTTGCAGCGCTTGCTGGTGCTGCGGCTAACAAGCTTTACGCGATTTCAATGGCAGAGATTGCACTGCAAACGGCTCTGGCGGGTAAACCCCTTGGAAGATTGATGAAGCTAAAACTTGGCTTCAAAGGTTTGGTAACTGCTCTCGGCCCGATTTTAAAAACCTTTAGGGGAATAATTGGAAAATTGATCCCTGTCGCTGTTTTGGTGGGAATTATTAAGATCGTTGATGGCCTGATGAAAATCTGGAATGCGTCAAAAGACGTGAGCGACATGTTCAGAAATCTCAAAGAGGTTTTCAGATTATTTGTCCAATTTGGTGCAGATAAATTTGATGAAATGAAACACAAGGTTGTTTCTATTGGGCTTAGGATTTCTCAATTAGTTCAAAATATCACATTCAAGCTCAAACAGCTTATTGTTGATGGAATGAATAAACTTATAACTTCATACAATGCTATTTTGAGAAAATTCGGGCTTGGCTCAAGAACAGTAGACCCAATGTCAGACCCAGACCAAAGCGGGCTTCAAGACGCTTCTGCAAAGTTGACTGCCGCGATTGAGGCAGAAGATGCAGCGGCAGAAAAGGCTAAAGTCAGTCTCGATGCCTTGAAGCAAAAACTTGTTGAACTTGGTGTTCTCAAGCCAATGGAGGCTACCATTCAAAGCCTTGAGGGCGATATTGGTAAAATCCCCGCTCTTACGGATCTTGTGGATCTTGAAGCGAAAAAGATGGCT